GCCACTGATAAAGGAACTAAAATTGTTTATGCCACAGCTGATCATGCAACTAATCCAAACATGGTTGATACAGGTATTTCATCAACTGGAGCACACGACCTAGATGGTAATGAATTTATTTTAGATGCTGATGCGGATACAAGTATTACAGCAGATACCGATGACCAAATAGATATTAAAATTGCAGGCGCTGATGATTTTCAATTTACAGCAAATACTTTTACTGCACAAGCAGGTAGCACAATTGCTGCGCAAGCATTAACTGCTACTACAGTAACAGCTAGTGGAATTGTAAAAACAGACGACACTACTGAAGCAACTTCTACAACAGATGGATCACTACAAACTGATGGTGGATTATCTGTAGCAAAAGATGCGGTATTTGGTGATGATGTTAAATTATTAAGTGACTCTGCTGTATTAAGTTTTGGTGCAGACTCAGATACAACTTTAACACACACTGATGGAACAGGTTTAACTTTAAACTCAACAAATAAACTTCTTTTTAGAGATACTGGTTTATATATTAATTCATCTACTGATGGCCAATTAGATTTAGTAGCAGACACAGAAATACAGATTGCTGCAACAACAATTGATATTAACGGCGCTATTGCAATGGATGGTGCAATTACTGGTGCTACTAACATTACTTTATCAGGTGAGCTAGACTCTGCAACATTAGATGTATCTGGAAATGCAGATATAGATGGAACTACAAATTTAGACGCTGTTGATATTGATGGTGCTGTACAGATAGATAATACAATTACTGTTGGTGCTAATGATCAAGGATACGATATAATATTTTACGGAGACACAGCAAGTGCCAACATGACTTGGGATACTTCTGTTGATGATTTAATTTTAAATGGTGCAGCTAGAATAGTAATACCTGATGGACAATTAGTTTTAGGAAGCACAGCAGTTAGTGCAACAGCAGCAGAAATTAATTTAATAGATGGTGGTACTGCACGAGGTACTACAGCAATTGCAGATGGAGATGGTATTCTTACCAATGATGGTGGCACAATGAGAATGACTAATGTCACAACATTTAAAACATATTTTCAAAGTGGTGTGGGTATAGCAGCAGATGATATTTCAGCTGGTGATGGAGCAGTCACTCTTTCTACATCTTCAGGAAACATTACAGTTGATGCAACAGCAAATAATTCTGATATTATATTTAAAGGAACTGATGCTACTTCTGATATTACAATGCTTACTCTTGATGGTAGTGAAGCAGGAGCAGCTACATTTAATGACAAAGTTATAGCAACAGAATTAGACATTTCTGGCAACATGGATATTGATGGAACATCAAACTTAGATGCCGTTGATATTGATGGAGCTGTGCAATTAGATGCAACACTTACAGTTGGTGTTGATGATACAGGTTATGATGTTAAATTCTTTGGTGCTGCAGCCAGTGCTTTTATGTTATGGGACGCATCAACAGATGATTTAGTCTTAGGAGGTGCAGCTAAATTATATTTATACGATGCAGCTGGTGGTGAACATATTTCTTCTGATGGAACAGATTTAACTATAGCATCAGGAGCTGCTCTTAATTTAACAGCTACAACTGATGTAGTTATTCCAGCAAACGTTGGAGTTACTTTTGGTAGTGGTGAAAAGATTGAAGGAGATAGTACAGATTTAACAATTACATCTGGTGCTAAAATTAATTTAACAGCAACAAGTGATGTACATATTCCAAATGATGTTGGAATAGTATTTGGTGGTGCTTCAGAAAAAATTGAAGGTGATGGTACAGATTTAGTTATCAGTGCTAATAATTTAACAGTAGATGCTGCAGCAGATATTATATTAGACGCTGCTGGTAATAATGTAATATTTAAATCTGGTGGAACTTCAATTTTAGATATTTCTAATAGCTCAAGTGACGCTGTAATCACTTCTAGTGTTCAAGATAAAGATATTATATTCAAAGGTGATGATGGCGGATCTGCTGTTACAGCTTTAACTTTAGATATGTCAGCGGGTGGTATAGCGACTTTTGGTGCTGCTGCTAATGTAGCTCAACAAGCAATTACTTCATCATCGAATGCTGTTGCCTGGGATGCTTCTGATAAACCAAATGCTTATCATATCACAACTGAAAATACGACTTTCTCTGCACCAAGTAATGCAGTAGAGGGTGCTTTTATTTGTTTAGAATTAAATTTCAATGGAAGTCATACGATTGGCTGGAATACAGTTTTTGAATTCGCCGCGTCGACAGAACCGACGGAGACAGCAACAGATGCGAAAACTGATATTCATATTTTTAGATACAACGGAGCAGTTTGGCAAGAAGTTGGTAGAACATTAAATTTAAGTGAGAGTTAATAGGAGATAATATGTGGGGATTAGTAGAATCAGGATCAATTACAAAACTTATAAATAACCCAAAAGGTTTAGTTGTTGGAGATATTCGTTATTCAAGAAAAATATTTGAATTATGGAGCAAATCTGAATTAGAAGCTATTGGAATTTATGAAGTAGAATTTAATAATACAAATAAAAAAGATGAGCAATGGTATACCAATACCAATCAATCATTTGCTTTTGCTGGTGGAAAAATTACAGCAAGTTATGGTTCAGCAACTGCTAGAGCTCATGCAGATACTTTATTTACAGCACAAGATGAAAGTGATGGATTAGGTACTGAAGGAGAAGTTAAAACAGAAGGTTTAAAAACAAAATTAATTAGAACAGTTAAGCAACAAGCTGCTGGAATATTACAAGATACAGATTGGTATATTGTTAGAAAAGCAGATGCAAGCACAGCAGTGCCAAGTGCAATCACTAATCATAGAGCAGCAGTTAGAACAAAAGCTGCTGAAATGGAAACAGCAATTACAAATGCTAGTAATACACCAGCTCTTGAAACTTTATACACTTATACAGAACAAGAGGATGGATCAGTTACTAGACCATTAGGCGAACTACCAACATTGGAGAGTTAATGCCTTTAATTTTACCAGGTAATGTAGCAACAGCAACAGCCTCAACAGGTTATGAAATAGCCAACTCATGTATGTTTCAGGATAGTGGTAGTGCTGAAATGTCAAGAGCAATAGCATCAACAGGTTCTAATACCACTTGGACAGTTTCAGCTTGGGTTAAAAGAGTTGAACTTGGTCAAAGTTCTCCAATTTTTGGAACAGGTGATGGTAATGCTAATAATGATGCAAGAATGGTTTTTTTTGATGCTGATGATAAAATAGAATGTTCTTATTATAATAGTGGTTATACTTATGAAGTAACTACTAATAGACTTTTTCGTGATTGTTCCGCCTGGTACCATATCTGTATTTTATTTGACACAACTGAAAGCACAGCGTCAAACCGAATAAAAATTTATGTTAATGGAACACAAGAAACAAGTTTTGCAACATCGAGCTATCCAGATGAAGATGCGGCTTTTAATTTTGGTAATACTTCTTTTACCCACTTTGTTAATGATATGGGTGGAAGAAATATTAGAGGAAGTCATTATATTGCAGAATTAGTTTATATAGATGGAACAGCTTCAGCAGTTACAAATTTTGGTGAATATGATTCTGACAGTCCGACAATTTGGAAACCGATAGATGTATCAGGATTATCAGTAGGAACTAATGGAGTATATTTAGATTTTGAAGATAGTGGTAATCTTGGAAATGCGGTTGATGGCGGAACAGATTTTACTGAAGGTGGTCTAGCCGCAACAGATCAAGCTACAGATACACCGACTAATAATTTTTGTGTTATGAATCCTTTGGATAATTTTTATCAAGGTTCTACTTTTACTGAAGGAAATCTCCAGGTTGTTATGGACACTTCTGGTGTGGAATCATATAATACATCTACTTTTGCTGTTTCAAAAGGCAAATGGTATTGTGAAGTTAAATATTCTGCAGCTTCTTCAAAAACAATAACAGGCGTAGCAAGTGAACTTCCAAAAGCTATAGGAACTGTTTTAGCTAATGAAGAATATACTTGGGGTTATGAAGGTGAAAATGGTAATGCCAAAAATGATGGTAATGGTGTTTCTTATGGAGATACTTATACAACCAATGACATTATTTCAATAGCTTTGGATCTCACGAATAATAAGTTGTATTTTGCAAAAAATGGTACATGGCAAAATAGTGGAGATCCTGAATCAGGAGCAACAGGAACAGGCGCGGCTCATAGTGTGACTGCTGTAGCCTCAACAAGAGATGGTGTATATTATTTTGGTAGTGGAAAAAGACACGCTGATTCAGTTACAAGTCAATGGAACTTTGGTGGTTGTCCAGCTTTTACAATTTCATCAGGAAACGCAGATGCAGATGGCTACGGCAATTTTGAGTACGCGGTCCCCTCGGGATATTTTTCTCTTTGTTCAAAGAATTTGGCGGAGTACGGATAATGGCCTATACAGCAATAGATAATCCAGAATTATATTTTCAGACAGAGCTATACACTGGAAACGGAAGCTCTGGTCATGCACAAACTTTAGACGGCGAGGAAGATATGCAACCAGATTTGGTTTGGATGAAAAATAGAGATGCTACAGGTGAGCATTTTTTAATTGATGCAGCTAGAGGAGTTACGAAAGACATTCATTCAAATACAAATGCCGCAGAAGGCACTGATGCTAATAGTTTAACTGCTTTTGGGAGTGATGGTTTTACAGTAGGAAGTCAAGGAGATATTAATGGTAATACAGAAAAAATGGTAGCTTGGTGCTGGAAAGCAAATGGTTCTGGTTCATCAAATACTGATGGTACAATAAATACAACAAAAACAAGTGCTAGCACAACCGCTGGCTTTAGTATTAATACTTTTACAGGTTCAGGTTCAAATGCAACTATTGGTCATGGTTTGGGTGCAGTTCCTGAAATGATAATTTCAAAAGAAACAGGTGGTACTAATGATTGGTACGTTTATCATATAGCTAATGGTAATACTCATGGTCTAAGATTAAGTACAAATGATGCTAAAGAAGATGATGCTACTTTATGGAATGACACGGACCCCACGTCAAGCGTCTACTCAGTTGGAACTAACACAGGAACAAATGATAGCAGTGCAATGGTTTCGTATGTTTTCGCACCTAAGCAAGGCTACAGTAAGTTTAAATCATACACAGGAAATGGGAATGCAAATGGTACCTTCGTTTTCACTGGGATGCGCCCAGCTTTTCTTATGGTTAGAAGAGCTGATACTGGAAATAATTGGGTAATAAGTGATGCAAAAAGAAGTACGTTTAATGTTATTAACACATTTTCAAAAGCTGATGCAAATACTGCCGAAAGCACTAATGTTTGGGTTGATTTTTTATCCAATGGTTTTAAAATAAGAGATTCAGGTAATGGGTGGAATGCTTCAGGTGGAACTTATGTGTATATGGCTTTTGCAAAACAACCATTCGTAAATTCAAAAGGAGTACCAAACAACGCAAGATAATTATGCTACAAAAATTAAGATTTCAACCTGGAATTAACAAACAAGTCACAGCAACGGGCGGCGAGGGCCAATGGGTTGACGGTGATTATGTTCGTTTTAGATATGGTTCACCTGAAAAAATAGGTGGCTGGGCTCAGTTAGGAGATGCTACTCTTACAGGAAGAAATACAGCTTTACACCATTTTGTTAATGCTAGTGGTATTAAATACGCTGCATTAGGTACAAATAGATTTTTATATATATATTCTGGAGGAGCCTTCTATGACATTACTCCGATTAAAGCTACAACAACATTAACCAGCGCTTTTACAACAACGAATGGCGATGCAACAGTTACAATCACTTTTGCATCTGATCATAATATTACAAAATATGATATTGTCCGTTTGGATAATTTTTCTACTATCACTGATTCTAATTTTGACTCTGATGATTTTGACGATACTAATTTTATGGTAGCAACTGTTCCAAGTTCAACGACTATTACAATTGAAATGGGATCCAATGAAAGTGGATCAGGAGCATCCACATCAGGTGGAATAAGAGTTCAACATTTTTATTCAATAGGACCTGCGGTTGAAGAATCAGCTGCTGGTTGGGGACTAGGTCTTTGGGGTGGTACTGTTGCTGGAGAAGTTTTTAACACATTAGATGGAGCATTAACTTCAGGTTCATCTAGTATAGTTTTAGCAAGTTCATCATCCATGCCTTCATCAGGAACGGTTTTAATAGATAGTGAAAGAATTGCTTATACAACGAATACTACTGGAACAAATACTTTATCAGGATTAACAAGAGGATCAGATAACACAACAGCTGCTTCACACTCTGATGGAGCAACAGTTACCGATGCATCTGACTATACCAAGTGGGGTGCATCGCAAACTGGAGACATTGTAACGGCTCCTGGTCTATGGTCATTGGATAATTTTGGAAATAAATTGATTGCAACTATATTTGATGGTGCAACTTTTGAATGGAATTCAGATGCTGATAGTGCAACATCGACAAGAGCCACAATCGTTGCCAATGCACCAACAGCAGCGACACAAACTTTAGTATCCACTCCCGATAGACACTTAGTTTTCTTTGGTACTGAAACCACTATTGGAACTACATCAACACAGGATGATATGTATATACGTTGGTCAGATCAAGAATCAATTAATGCATCAACTTCGTATACACCTTCAGCAACTAATACCGCTGGCACACAAAGACTGGCCGACGGAACACGGATCGTTGCAGCGATAAGAGGTCGGGATGCAATTTACATTTGGACCGATACATCTTTATTTATTATGAGATTTGTTGGCGCACCTTTCGTATTTTCATTTCAACAAGTTGGAACAAACTGTGGATTGATTGGAAAGAATGCAGCTGTTGAAGTAGATGGTTCTGCATACTGGATGTCAGAAAATGGTTTCTTTAGGTACACTGGTAAACTAGATTCACTAGCATGTTTAGTTGAAGACTATGTTTACGATGATATTAATACAGTTCCTAGACAGCATATTTATGCAGGATTAAACAATCTATTTGGTGAAGTCACATGGTTTTATCCAGGTAGTGGAGCTGCATCTAACAATAGATCGGTTACATATAATTATATGGACTCAACACCGGAGCGACCTGTATGGACTACGAGTACGCTAGCAAGATCAACATGGTCTGATTCACATATATTTGGAAAACCACATGCAACAGAATATGACTCAAGTGCAACCAGTGACACTACCGTTGGTAATACGGATGGTGTTACAATTTACTATGAACATGAAACAGGACAAGATCAAATTAAAGCCGGAGCAAGGACTGGTATTTCAGCAAGTATTGAATCTGGTGATTTTGATATATCAAGAACACAGCAAGGTGGAGCAGATATCAGAGGAGACGGCGAATATATAATGAAAATTAGAAGAGTGCTTCCAGACTTTTTACAACAAACTGGAGATGCAAGAGTGACTTTAAATTTAAAAAATTATCCAACGGATGCGCAAGCTAGTTCATCACTTGGACCTTTTACTACAACTACAAGCACAACAAAAATAGATACACGTGCCAGAGCTCGTGCTATATCTTTAAAGGTTGACAATACCAGTACTCAACAACACTGGAAACTTGGAACTTTTAGATTAGATATACAAGCGGATGGAAGAAGGTAATGGCTAGAATAGTACAATCATTAACACAACCACTAGAAAAATACGATCAACAAATACAACAATCATTTGTTAGAGACGTTGATAGTATTGTACAAAAATTAAACACATCCTTTCAACAGGATATAAAAGAAGAGGCAGAAGCGGAAAGCTTCTTTATGGCATAATGGCTAATACATTTGTAAATAAAAAAGTAGATTTAACGAGTACGTCGGCTACGACTTTGTACACTGTACCCACAGCAACAACCGCTGTTATTAAATCAATCCTCGTGTCCGAAGATTCAGGAAACGCGGATACAATAACAGTGACTTTAACCGATACGGATAGCGCTGTTTTCAGTCTTTTTAACGTTAAAGCAATCTCGGCCAGTGGAACATCAGAACTGCTTTCAGCACCACTAGTCGTCGCAGAGAGCGAAATTATAAAAGTAACCGCAGCAACGGCTAATAGACTACATGTCGTATTGTCTGCGCTTGAAATTAAACCTAGAGTAGTTACAACATAGGCTTGATTTACTTGTGGAAAACAAGTAATATTATAAACCCAGGTGAAATTCCTGCCTTTAAAATTAACACATAAAAAATTATGGCTATAGATAGAACAGGAATATCATCACTAAACACGGGAGCATCGGACATCACCTATTCAGGTGATCAAGGACCTAAATCTCCAGACCAAATGTTAATGGCTTCTGCTGATCCTATGTTAGTAGACGAATATAATAAATACGTTTTTCAAATGGAAGAACAAGGACTTCCACCAATATCATTTAGAGAATTTGTAGAACAAATTATGGCAGAATCAAAGATGGCCGAAGGCGGAATCGCGAGACTGGGATATAAAGATGGAGAAACGGTTACTGTTCCAAAACACTGGCAATCTGCACCAGATCATCCTAAAACAGAATTAGCTTATATTACAAAAGCAGAAAAAGATTTATTAGTTAAAAAAGATTTACACAACTCTTTAAAAGATGGACCCAACGTAGGACCAGGTGGTGTTATAAGTTTAAATGGAGGAGATCCTGTAGGTGGATATGGTCCTGGAGGTAGCTGGGGTGGCGGTCAAGGTGGCGGTCAAGGTGGCGGTCAAGGTGGCGGTCAAGGTAATATACATTATGATCCAGTGGAACAGGCTAAAGCTCAAGCAGCTCAAGTAGCTGCAGCTCAAGCAATAGCAACAGGACCTGAACCAGGAGCAAGTTCTCCTATACTTGGAGCTAGAGGAACTCCCATTTCTCAAATGGGAACAAGACCACCAGATACTATAGGTCCACAACCAGTAAATCTTACAGGACCACTACCAGGTTCACAACATCCTGCAATTATAGGTAGAGGTACTACACCTCTTACTTACTCAACGATTGATGATTTTGGGTATGATTATCCAACATATGATGTGGATACACCACAATACCAAGACAAAATTTTAAGAATAAGATCAGGTCAGGAACCTGGTTATAGACCACAAGATGAAAGACCTTATGGTTTTCCAGATATAGAAATAGCCTATAGAGAAGGTGCAGCTACCAAAGATGAATTTGATAAATATATAGATGCAGATCCAGTTCTTACATTAGATCGTGGTTTAGATGCAACTGGTGGACTCGGTGGTGGAGAAAGTGGACTCGGCGGTGAAGGACTCGGTGATGCAGGAACCAATGTACCTGGAACACCTATCGTTCCAGAAGGAATAACAGCAGCAGAATCAGCACAAGCTTTTCAAGATGCTAAAGCAGAACAGATTGCAAATGTGCAAGCAGCTGCAGCAGCAAGTGGAGCGCCTTTTAAAGATTATTATGTTGGAGGAGATCCAACTGCAGAACAAGAAAAATTTATGCGAGAACAAAAAGCAGCAGCGTCTATGGTAGGCCTAGAACAATGGCCCGCGGCTGAAGGTGGAAGAGTACCAGCAGCTTTCGGTGGCATTATGGATTCCACAACTGGAAGAAAAGGATATTTTTTAGGAAGTGTTGGAAAAGCACTTGGCAAAGCAGCAAAAGCTGTTGGCAAAGTTTTAAAAAGTCCGATTGGTAAAGCTGCGTTGTTAGGGATGGCAGGTTTTGGAATACCAGGTACAGGATTTAGTGGTATTCTTGGTGCAGGTAAAGGAGCAAGTTGGAAAAAATTTTTAGGAAGTAAATTACTTGGAACACCTTTCGGTACAGCGGGAGGCACAAAATATAAAGGTGGTCTTTTGAACTGGGCAAAAGGTATTAATCCTCTCTGGGCAGCAGCAGGTTTATCAGCAAGTCCTTTCCTATTTCAAGGAGAAGAATATCCAACTGATGTTCATCCAGGTACTGGAAAATATGGAAAAAGCTTAGATCTTCTTGGAGTAAGAAAAGAAGTTCAAGCTGGTAATGTTGCTCAATCAAAATATCCATATTTAAATCGAGATTACTATGCAGCTCAAGGCGGAAGAATTGGGTATCAGGATGGACGATCAGCAAGATCAATAGCTTTAAATCAATTGTATGGAATTGCACCTAAAAGAAAAGAAGCTCAAGAAGGTGGGCTTATGG